TTATCAGGGAAATAGCGCAGCATCGCTGCAGAATTTCGGTTAAGGTAGCTTTAGCTTGCATCCATCCGGATGTCTGTTCTTTGTCGCTGCGCCATGTCGGAGGCCGGTTTTTTATGTGGATTTTGTGTAACCCGTCATAGAGTTTGAAAAAGGATAAGGGAAAAGTGGGATTTGCCGGGAATAGCCGAAAACACGTGGGAGCCTTGGAAAATAAGGCTTTGCGGGTTTTGAAGAAAACTTTTCAGGAATGATGAGATCGGACGTAAAAAGCGTTAAAGATGAAAAATACTTTCGGACGCTAGAGAATAACCCACATAGTATGAAAAAACGTCCGATTTAAGAAATCGATGCCTAGCGCGGCTTACAGAACAATACTTATCAAATTATCATAATAAAGTGGTGATCGGACACCAGGATAGATCGGACGTGGGATAACGGAAGGATCGGACCTGGTATGTCCGATCCTCAGCTTAAAAACTACTCTTTTGACTTATTTCTGGATCTTGCAGATGACAATGAACGGTAGACTTTATCTAATGATTCATCAGTAAGTTCAGTCAAGCTCTGCACACCAAATTCACTTAGTTTCGAAACTAGCCAACGCTTCCCGAACTCTGAGTTCGTATTCACTTTGATGTATGCATACTTTCGATTTCGCCAAGAAGAATTGTCCGATTTTTCAGCTGCTGTGGTTGAATTCAATCGGCCAATCCACTTCAAGAGATAAGTTTCAGCAGTGGAAAACTTTTCAAGGGGCAGCAATCGATAAGATGCAACCTTGCAATGAGAATTGAGCGAAGACCAAATAGACCGATATCCCTTCGGCGCTTTCTTCGTGATCTCTTCTAAACGAACGACTTCAGCGACTAATTCAGTCAATCTGGAGGCTTGAGATTCGCTAATGTGCTCAATCCCTGGTGAAGTTTTCGCGATTGTGACTTTTTTTAGATTGTTTGTGACGATGTTATTCACAGTTGATCCGGCTTCTGCCTTCATCAGCAAATTCCCAGAATTCTGTTTTACCACTAATTTAGATTCATTCACCCTGGGGGGGACTGCAGGCGCATTTGCATCTTCAGCGTCCTGCAGATTAGCGGATTTTATTCCCGTCAGTACGTATTGAACGTCAATTCCATATCCAGCTGATTTAGCTAGGAGTTCGGCGTCTAAACGACTTTGCCCGATTTCATATCGGCGCAAAGTTTCCGCACTAATTCCAAGTTTGTCAGCAAAATCGCGTTGTGAATATCCTATCCGGCTCCGTTCTTCAACGAGACGAAGCGCAATATCAGCTCTGTCAAAACTCATAAAAATCCGTTTGACTACCACAATATTGTGGTATATCTTTTAATTGAAATCGAAACAAACCTTCATTGCAATTGCAGTGCAATGACATCAAAACGGGTAATTATCATGGACAAAGACGCTATTAAGCAAGCGCTTCATGCCAAAGGGTTTTCCTTCACCATGATCGCTGAAGCTTTAGGAGTTGGACCGAACGCGGTGTCTGCTATCGCCTCACGAAGAGGCCAATCTAAACGAGTTGCTGATGCTATAGCAAAGGCGCTCGAAATGCCGGTTGAGGAAATATTCCCAGATATCGAAAGTTACAAACGTGACAGGCTGCCATGTGGCAAAGAAAAGGATGCCAAGCGAGCTGAACTAGCCAAGTTATTGGCGAGCTGAGGTCTATATGCAGGAATGGTTTGTTGCAAACGAAATTGCAGGTCTGCCTGGGTTACCAACTACAGAGCGGCGTACCCGTGATTCACTCGAAAAGCTTGTTGAAGGCAAGCCTGGGCTAAAGCGAAATCGTGAAGGTACTCGTGGTTTTGAGTACCACTACACCTGTCTTTCAGTCGAAGCTCAATCCGTATTGCTTGAACGCTCTTTACTGGCAGGCAATTCAGAGAAAACAGTAATTGAAGAAAAATCAGTAACACGCAAGGAGTGCTCTGATTCAAGGACGCGTGCTGAAGACAAAATTAGCAAGGGTTTGGCCGCTCTTGGTCAGATCGTTGCGCTTGAACCTAAAAAACGAGAGTTAGTTGAAGCAAAAATTGCTCTTGTTCGTGCTTATGACGACTACCTTGAACAATTTGAAGTCACCCGCAGCAAATGCGCGGGAGAGCGTGCATTCATAGAAAACTATGATTTGCTAGTTCCAGACTGGATTCGTAAATCAATTCCTAGCGTCAGCATTAGTACTATTAAACGAGCAAAAAAGGGTATTGAAAGCCACAAAATTGCAGAGCTGGCCGGAAACTACAAATCTGACAAGAAGTCAGTTTTCGATCTCAATACAGAAATGGCGAATTTTGTTCTGGCTTTGATTACAGCCAAACCGCATTTCATAAGCAAGCCGAAAACTGTTAAAAACGCGATACAAGTCAAGATTAATGAAGGCTACAACTGGCCAAACGTCTCTAATAGTTCGGTTAGCAGGCATCTTTCAAAATTAACGAAAACTTTGTCGGCAGAGCTTGCATATGCAACTAACCCTAAGGAGTACAACAACAGCCATCGCCCAATTTTTGCTGAGATGTATAGCTGGATCACTGGACCAAACCAAGTTTGGGAACTTGATTCCACGCCAACAGATGTTCAGCTCAACGTCGCCGGAAAAGCTCGTAGATATAGTGTCATTGGCGCAATTGACGTTTTTACGCGGCGAATGAAAGTAGTTTTAATGCCGTCAAGTTCCAGTGAGGGCATTTGTCTGTTACTTCGAAAATGCTTGCTGGAATGGGGTATCCCCCAGGAAGGCGCTGTAATAAGGACAGACAACGGATCGGACTATGTAAGCAAAACAACTACCGGGCTTTTCAGCATGCTGGGCCTCTCTCAAAGCAGAGCCAAGGCATTCAGCGGTTGGGAAAAACCATTTATTGAGCGTGCATTCAAAACTATGTCGCACTCATTAATGGAGAAATTACCAGCATATGTGGGGCACGATGTTGCCGACAAAAAGCGACTGCAAGAAATGCTCAGCTTCGCAGAAAGTATCGGCGCAAAACGCAAAGAGCGAGATCGCCAACTTCTTGAAATCAGTCTAACGCCTGAAAGGCTTCAGGCAGCACTCGATGATTGGTTGGAATTTGATTACCACCACCAACCGCACGAAGGCCTTAACAAAAGAACTCCGTTTGAGGTTTATTCGGAGAGCGGCTATCGACCGCAGTTGCCAGAAAATTCTCATAGTTTGGACATCCTTTTAAATTATGTCGGGACTGCCACAGTGGTTCGCGGCGGCGTGTCCGCCATGAACGTCAAATTTACATCACCGGAGCTGATGGAACCGATTTGGGACCGAAGAAAAGTACGTGTTTTTCTTGATCCATCAGATGTTGGTCGAGCAACTTTGTACCCACTTGATAGTTGGGATATGCACGTCGAGGCCGTGAATATCGACCTTATTGGGCGCGACATAGATCCCGCAATGTTCAGGGAAAGTCGCCGAGAAGCAGCTAAAACTTTGCGCAAGTTCAAACAATCAGCAGCTGCGCTTCAAAAGGATTTTGGTATTGATGATCTTGCAGCATTAGAGCTGGCACAAAAGAAATTGGCCAATAGCAGTCTAGTTGCATTTAACAAAACTGAAGTGGACATAAACAATCCAGCCATTTCTGCATTGAGCAAAACGGCGACCGTTTTGATGGATGGTAAGAAAGAACGTACATGGTCTGAAGCAGAGCTAAAAGCCATTGAAGCTAGGAGGCAATCATTAGAGCAACAGAGAGCGGCGCAGGCCCGCAGGGAAGAAAACCTTTCTGAGCAATCACGTGTAGTACTTCGCACTGAACACGAACAAGCAGAGTGGCTTACCCGCGAAAGCTTGGTTCGGGATCTTAGCGAGGTCGAAAAAACTTGGCTAATTAAATTCCGCAATACACACGTGATGACGAGAAAACGGCTGGACAGAATTCTAGAAGAAAGCAAGCGCGGAGTCGGTTAGCGGCCACACCCGCGCTTGCCAAGCAAACCTGTGGTGGTCCCACAGAATTTACATAACGGAGTATATCGATGAAAAACAAAACAGTCGAAGTCAAAAATGTGACCCGGACGCAGGAAATGTTCGAGAACCTGAGTTCGCGCAGCATGATCACACCAGGCATAGGTCTTATTCATGGCCCGAGCGGCTTTGGAAAAACAACCACAGTCACATATATGTTCAACGAGCTGACGGTGTCGGGCCAGCAACCTTTATATGTGCGCTGTTATGCGACAGATACACCCAGTTCATTTTTAGCAAGGGTTATGGGGGAACTTGGTGCACAACCAATGTTTCCGCTTCGCAAGATGGTTGATTACGTGGTGCAGGCCATGAACGAACGCAGCCTGGCGCTATTTGTTGACGAAGCTGATCACATCGTCAGCCAGGCAAAGACGATGGAAACCATCCGCGATTTATACGACAGCACCGAGCAGCCTGTGGTTCTGATTGGCATGGAAGAAATTGCCCGCCGCATCTCACACCGTAAGCAGCTGTTTAACCGGATCTCTGAATGGGTCGAATTTGCGCCGGCAGACATTGAGGACGTGCATTTGTTTGCTACTGATTTGATGGATGACCGGGTTCAGGTCGGTGAAGATCTGCTCGACTTTATCCGGCAAAAGTCAGGCGGTGAGGTACGCCGGATTTTGATCGCATTAGAAAAAATCGAACGTGCGGCCCTTGCCAGCGGCGAAACCTTTGTCGATTTGCACAGCTGGGGTAACCGTCCACTGTTCCTAAATCATCGCCGTTGATTGTGGAGACCGTCGATGAACAAACGCGAGTTAGCGTGGCAGGCAATGAAAAACAGGGAGTTTTTCACAGTCTCCGAAATCGCTAATGCAGTGGAGATGGATCTCGAACAATGCAGAACGACGATTAATAAACTCCATGCCCTCGGATTTCTTATTTATATCCGAGGGGCTGGATGCCCTGGAAACCCAAAACGATACAAGGTCAATGCTGACCGGTCATCAGAACCGAGGCTAGGCAAAGGCGCAAAAGATGGCGACACCATCAAGCGTAGGGGGCAAACAGGTCAGCAGCTGATTTGGAATGCACTTCGGATCAACAGAGCTGTAGTGGTCAGTTCTGTTGTCGCAGTCACTCAGTGCACCAGAAAGGCTGTTGAGGGTTATCTAAGGGTTTTAGAAAAATCAGGCTACCTGATTTGCAAGAGGGTTGATACCAGGCGGCCGAATAAAGAAATCGAGTGTCACGAAAGTGTCTGGAAACTGATCCGGGAGACTGGCCCCAAAGCACCGATTTATCGGCGTGGTCGAGGCTGCTGGGACCAAAACGAAGAGACCTTTTACCCATTTAATGGGGCCGGTCAGCAAAAAGGGGGCATGGATGAAGTGGCTTGAAGTATTGAGGGACCAGGTCGGATTGAACGGTCAACGGCCTGTCGCTGAGAAGCTCGGTGTCAGTAACACGGTAGTCAGCCAAGTTTGCAACGAGAAATATCCAGGTGATATGGGCCGAATTCAGGCTCTGGTGGAAAGCGTGTACATGAGCAAATCAGTGTTGTGTCCGGTGCTTGGTGAAATTGCCTGGCATACCTGCCAGATGCACCAAAAAAATAAGCATACCGGCAATCCGACCAAGCTGCGCTTGTATCGGGCCTGCCGCAGTGGCTGTGAAAACTCTGACTTGCCGGTGACGCAAAACATCCAGTTAAACCCGAGCGCAACGCTTAATCGCAGCCTGAAGGTTTACGACGCAGATGCAGTGGTCGCCCGGTTAAAGCGCCAGGTGGAATCCGATGGCGGCGGGCCAGCTCAATTAGCTGAGTTGCTGCAATCAGAACTGAAGAATCTGGCGACCAAACTGAACAGAACGGACAAATAACCATGAAAAATACAAACGATATCAAGCTGGCACTCCGCGATGCCACCAACGCAGTGAACCTGTTGGATAAACGCGGCTACAAGGTGATTGGCGTGAGCATGAACCACGTGCAGCCGATCATCACCATCAGCACACCACCGGCCAGCAAAACGCCAAAAGGTACAGAGATCCGCTGTATCCGTGAGCGTGGCGCTGCGCCAGAAAGAATTATGGCCGCGCCGTTTAACGGGTGTTTAGTCACCTGGAATGCCGACGATTCGGCCATGCAGTAACCCGCCAACAACCATCGCTATTGGAGACCCCATGGATACTTCTACACATGCAATTCCTGCCGGCTACTGGCAGAACGCTCAGGGGGCGTTAATCCCTGTGGAAATGGTGAAGCCGATTGACCGGGCACGGAATGATTTGGTGCATGAACTGGTGCAACAGGCCAATGAACTGAGCCAGTTAATGGCCAAGTTTAAAACTTCTGCTTTTGCTGATATCGCGGCTTTTGTAGACCTGTCGCTTGAGCAGTACGACACCAATGTCGGCGGCAAAAAAGGCAACCTGACGCTGTATAGCTTTGACGGTCGCTACAAAGTGCAACGTGCTATTCAAGAACATCTGCAATTTGATGAACGGCTGCAGGCTGCGCGGGCACTGATTGATGAATGCCTGGCTGACTGGACCGCAGGTGCAGCGCCGGAATTAAAAGCCATCGTGGCCAACGCGTTTAACACTGATAAGGCCGGCAACATCAGCACCAGTCGCGTGCTCGGCCTGCGTCGCCTTGATATCAAGGATGAGCGCTGGCTTAAAGCAATGACTGCTATCGGTGAAGCGGTGCAGGTCGTTGGCAGCAAGGCTTACATCCGGGTGTATGAGCGCATCGGCGATTCAGAAATGTACCGGCCTATTCCTCTGGATATCGCGGCGGTGCAGTTATGACAGCTCCAGCACGTAAGCCAGCCCCACGGCCTGACGATGAAGCCATTCAGCGTGAAATTGCGGTGTCATTGGCCATTCGGGAGCAGTACGTCACTAATCATCCAGGTGACACCTTTGAGCAAGGCGTTGCAGCTGCATTGCTCTGGGTACTCGGCAATGGCGAACTGCCAAACGGGGAGGTCAAGGGATGGATGAACTGACCAAAGCCTTATGGGAAATGCGCCAGCACATGATTTCACTCTGTGTGCTTTACAAGCTGGACGTATGGCCGCAAGTGCCCGGCTATGAATGCCTGATGAAAGGCATCGCCAGTACAGCCGGCATTGACGAAGACACACTCTGGAACTGGTTTGAAAACACTTGCGAGAGCGTTGAACAGCTGCAGGAGTTTGTCGAATTCCATAAAACAGCGTGAAGCGAAACAGTCCGGTATTGATGACCGGGCTGTCTATCCAGCGTCGTGGCTGGGTACTGATGAGCAGCGAAGAGGTAAGAGTTTTGCAGACGAAAACATCAAAGCAGCATTTGATAAAAATGCTCCACATTGGCAAAAGCCAACTGCACATGGCCGACGAAAGCTATCGGGCGCTATTGGCCCACCACGGCAAAGGTAAAACCAGCAGCACTCAGCTGACCATTGCAGAACTGCAGGCAGTGCTTGATGCCATGGTTAATCTGGGTTTTAAGGTCGTTAAAAAGCCGGTTAAACCGGGGCAAAAACGCTTAAGCCCAACCAGTAGCGATGGACCGCAAGATATCCGGGCAGTGATCCGCGCTGTTTGGGTGTTTATGGCCAAGGCCGAGTTCCTGAACAATGGCAGCGAAACCGCGCTGAATAGTTGGGTGCAACGCATGACCGCCGAAATGAATGGCGGCATGGGCGTCGCTGAAGTGCAGTGGCTGCAGGATGACATGGCCGTGAAGGTGCTGGAGTCCTTAAAGCGCTGGTGCCGGCGTGAAATGTTTAACGCTCTTCGGTCCGACGGTCACGAAATCCACCCACAAGCCAGTTACAGCCAAGTGCTGTCGAAATGGCAACGAATTTATGAAGGGCAGAGTGCATGAAGTTAGGCCGCTGTCCCGTTTGTCACAGTCACATTCAGCTGGATGCATTGATCCAGGATGAAGCCGGCCGGCAGTTGCTTGGCCTGATGTCAAAGCTGGGTTACCAGCTGGCGCCAGTCCTTGTAAGTTATCTGGGCCTGTTCCGGCCAGCGAAGCAAGACTTATCCAATGGCCGTGCCTTAAATCTGGCGCAGGAAACACTGGCCCTGACATCTAACCAGCCGTTACTGGCCGAAGCACTGCGCGAAACCGTGCAAAGCATTCACAACAAACGGCACCAGGGCGAAAACAAGCCGCTGGCCAATCACAACTATTTAAAGCGGGTGATGGAAGCCAAAGCGCAAGCGCCGGTTGCCAACCGTTCGCCCAGTATCGAACTGAAACAACAGCACCAGCTCTCACCCGCGGAAGACCGCAGATTATTTGAAGAGCGCATGCAGCAGTTAGGCGGCCGTGTATTTACCAAGGTGGAACCATGAGCGAACAGCAGTTAGATGCCTTTTCGACACCAGAAGAGCTGCAGGATTTACTGCAGCAGTTAGAGAATTTGCCGGACGACCAGCGCCAGGATGTGGTGAAACGCATTCCGGCCATGCTGCAAAGCCTGATGGCTCTGTTTACCAGTGAGTTGCGCAGCAAAGGTGCCAAGGATCCGGAACGGCTGGCAGAACACCTGGTGATTTGCATGGCGAACTACTTCGGTGGCATGCAGCTGTATTTACCACGCAACGACAAGCTGGCGCTGGAGCTTCGCAACATCCGGATTTACCAGCAACACCGGGGCGGTAACACAGAACAGCTGGCTCGCCAGTATGGCCTGACGGCGATTCAGATTTATCACATCGTGCGGGAGCAGACTGTTGCTGAGAGGGCAAGGCGGCAGATGGGGTTGTTTTGACTACATTTGATAGTTCTTTAAGAAAGCCGCATTTTGCGGCTTTCTTTTTATTTGAAAAATAATTTAACTAAATCGGTTGAATTGCTCAGTAGTCGTGCTAATCTAGAATTGAGCTTACGTGGTACGGCTCAAGATTTTAAAAAACGGATTACGAATATAATACGGTGGCAGCCGTTTAGAGTGAGGCACTGGTATGGCACTGACAGAGTTTGGGAAAGCGGTTCGAAAAGCAAGGATAGACATAGGTCATACTCTACTGACTATGTCGAATGAGCTGGGAACGACCCCTGCATTTCTCAGTGGTTTGGAGACGGGCAGCAAAAAAATCCCAGTTAAATGGGTAGAAAAAATTAATGTGTTTTTTAAAGAAAAGGGCTGTCAAATTGACCGCTTGCAGGATTTAGCTGATGTGTCTAACGAAATGGTTCTGATTGATAGCCGACTTTCGCAACAACAGAAAATGTTGGTGGCTGGGTTTGCAAAGTCTCCTTTCACTAGTGACCAGTTAGCTAAATTTTCTGCGCTTTTAACCGAAGTGAACGGCGATAAGGACCAATAGCAATGTATCAATTGCGAGGACAAAGAGTAGTCGCAATACCCGAGCATCATATTGCTCGGGTTGCGCAAAACCTGTGTAAAGTATTGCAACTTTCAACGCCAGCAGGAAGACGAAAGAAGCGGCTAGATAAAGCGTTTGAAGACCTTTGGAAATATTCAATTACGCTTCGGATTGTGGATGATAAAGACTGGAAGTTAGAAACTGGCAATCATATCGTAGGTCACTATGACCCTCATACCCTCACGATAAGCGTACCTAATTATATCTATTTAGATGCTTGTGCTGGTGAGCGTTTTGCGTTGTCGGTAATTCTTCACGAGTTAGGGCACTTGGTATTGGCGCACCAAGCAAGCCTGCATTACTCTTCGCTGCCTGCAACTGAAGAAGAAGACACCGAATATCAAGCTGATTTATTTTCGGATTATTGCTTGTCTAACATGGGTTTCGACGTACAGCAGCTGTGTTTTGAGTTTTATTAAAAAGCCCTGTTGACGCAGGGCTTTTTAGGGGTGGCAAATGTTGACGCATTTGCCGAATCACAGGAGGTAATCCAGCTGTGAAACTTGCAGATAGCAACGCAAGTGTAGTGGCTCTCCCAACAAGATGCAATCTGTATGGATTTACAGCATGGCATTGCCACTACAAGGTGAATCACATGAAGACAGGATACTGTTCGAAGTGTGGTAACACTTGCGAGGTGATCTTCACTCGATACGTGAAGAAAAATGGCAGAACCATCTATCCAAAAAATGGACGGTTTTTTGTCTTCCCTCAATGCAAGTGTTCCAAGCACAATTAACATATACCTATGTTGTGCTGAAAAAAACGCTCTGGCTTCAGGGCGTTTTTATTAGATATTTCCACGGATTAACTCTGAATAACCAGAGTTCAGATATTGTCCAACTTGAATACGCTTATCTGCATCTGCAGCACTTTTATTTGTGTGTGATTTCGAATATGTTTTCTGCAGGCCTTTTGAAAAAGCCCACTCTTCGACGTCCTTTAGACGTGCGCCGTCTAATTTTCTTGCCGTTGCTGTAAATTTTTTAGTTTGATTGTTAGACCACACTATTACCATATACATTTTAGCTCTCCTGTTGAATTGCAGATTCTGCCAATTGCTAGATTGAGTTTTGTCTGTTTGGATGGATTTCAGATACGAGAAACTATTGCACATATCGCAATCTGCAACAGCATGTTTTAGCAAACTTCATTAATTCATATACTTCGTGGCAAAAACTTAATCTGCGGTCACCAATGACCAACCGCAGATTAGGCCGATGTCTCCCAAGCTTAAACTCCATTTAAAAACCCATTCTTTTTCCCACGGCACCTATGGTGAACTGTTTGACGGTAATACCGGCGAACGACTTTGCGTCACAGTCGAATGCCCCTGGTTAAACAACGAAGCAGGCCGCAGCTGTGTGCCGGCAGGCGACTATGTCGTTGAATTGCATGTCAGCCCGCGCTTTGGGAAATCCCTGATTATTGCTGCGCCAAGCCTTGGTGTTACCCACGAAGGCCCGAGCCTCCGTACTCACTGCTTATTCCATGCCGCTAACCGGGCGTCTGAACTCAAAGGCTGTATTGCGCCAGGTGTGCGCTTTGGCTCTGTTGAAGGCGATTGGGCTGTACTGGATTCGCGCAAAGCGCTCGACAAACTGTTGGTGCTGGTTGGCAACGACAAAGTGCCACTGCGTATCGAGCGTGCCTGATGGGGCAGAACTGGGACTGGAGCTTTGAGCGTGGCCGCGAAAAGCGCCTGCAGGCAGAACATGCTGCCGCCCACGGCGGCGCACCGGTTCCGGTTAAACCACCTCTGCATAGCCATGACGGCACAATGCAATCTTTCTTCGAAAATGGCTGGGCCTCGCCAACACCGGTTGAGATCCAGCGTCATATCCACCCACCGCCGCCGCTTGGTTTACAGCTCAAAACGAACCAACGCCTGCGCGACCTGTTAGGAATCTGATTATGTCTATTGCACTTGTGGCCAGTGTGGCCGCTATGGCCGTACGCCAAGGCCCAAACGTGATCCGGGGTATCGCATCTTTATTTGGCGGAAATGAAACCGCCGATAAAGTTGCCAATATTGTGGAGCAGGTTGGCAGTATCACCGGTATCAGTCAGGAGCAAAAAGTTGCGAAAGTCGCTGAGAAAATCGCAGCGCTGCCACCCGAAGTTTTGCTTGGCTTAGAGCAGCTCAAAGTCGAGCTGGAAAAAGAACAAACCCGGCGCCAGGAGCTGGCATATACCGACCAGCAAACCACGCACCGCGAAACCCAGATGACGATCCGAAACGGCGATAACGCCACGGACGAATACGTCCGGCGCACCCGGCCGATGATGGCCCGGCAGTCGTTTTATCTCGGGTCGCTATATGTGATCGCGATGGAGCTGTTGCTGACGCTTGGTAAAGCAACCACTGGTGCCGACTGGGCGCTTGCCATGGCGATTTACACCCCAGCGCTCAGTTATATGGGGCTGCGGACTCTGGATGGTTTTGCCCCCTTTGGTAAAAACAGCAGCCAAAAGCCAGGGAAGCCGGCATGACAGATGTAATCGACCAGGCATCCCTGCGGGAAGAACAACTCCGACAGCTGGCTATAAATGCTGCGCTTAGCAAACCGCTTGAATCTCAGGATATCGATGAGTCGGGTAATTATTACTGCAATGACTGCGGCATTCAGATCCCGCCAAAGCGCATTGCTGCAGTGCCCCATGCCGTGTGCTGTATCGACTGCCAAACCATCCGCGAACACAAAGGAAAGCACTTTGTTTGAAGACATCAATTACACCGGGGCCAAGTTCTGGCTGGACTTCCTGCAAGTCGCTTTTACCGCGTTGATTGGCTTGTATGTCTGGCTCAGTAAGCCGACCAAGCAGAACAAAATCGCCACTGAGCAGCTGAAAGACATTCTGGTGGCGCAGGACCGTCGACTGGGAGAACTGGAGTTAAAGCTGCAGTTCATCCCGGACCAGGACGAGTTCCACGCCCTGGACAAAAAGGTATCTGAGCTGGTCGGCAAGATGGACAACGTGCATGGCCGGATGCGCAGTGTCGACCAAAAGCTGGATTTATTAATCGAAAACGAACTGCGAGGGAAATCCTGATGTTGCAGGAATTGATGACCGAACATCAGCGGCTGGCCATTTTACGCCTGCTGGCTGAGGACTCCGGGTATGACCTGAACGAGTCCATTTTGCATGATGGCGTGAATGCGCTTGGGCTGGATAT